TTTATTCGCTTTGCGTAGTTGCTTGATAAGGTCTGTAGATGTATCAACATTGTTGTCATCTTCATCCTCGTAGTCGTAGTTGGACATAGTCCATCTCCCATTCTATTGTAGTTGCGTAGACCTCATACAGACTTGGGGATCTTCTGTATGGCTTCTACTACTGGTCTTGTTGTCGCTCTAATGGGCCAGTCGTTCCATTAGCAGGCCTAGTTAAAAGGAGCCAGCCCTCTCTCGGCTTAGCGCTCCTCCAGTCATTCCAGATTGTCCAGCGAACTGTGCTTGTTCTAGAGATGTTAATCTCTTACGCTTTGCTGCTGCTTCTGGAGCATAAGTTAATCCAAATAATTCTTCTTCTGCAGTTCTTTGTGTGTATGGTGATTCTTTATAGAATCCTGCAAGTTGAGATCCTCTTTCAATTAGAGGAACTGCTGCTTGATAGCCTTCTCTTGCTCTTTCTGCGGTTACACCAAACTTAGCAAGTTCTTCTGCTCTACCAACATCAGTTGCTAGTCCAGCACCAATTGCTGCGCCACCGATCTCTGCTGCAGTTACCTTACGCTTAATATCTGCTAATCCCTTTTCAGGATCTAAAGTATAAGCAAGAATATCTGAGTTATTAATATCAGGATAGAATCTCTGTAGTGCTTCCTTAACCTGTGGTGGAGCGTTGATAACTCTATTCTGTGCTGTGATAATTCTGTCTTCTAACTCAGCAGCAGATACATCTCCACTAATAAGTTTTTCAAATCCTTCTTGACGACCAAGATCACCCTTTGCATAATAAGATGCAGGTAATCCATAGTTACGCATAATGGATTGATATCCATCTTCTAGTGCAATATATTCAGCCTCTGATAAGGCTCTTAATCCTTTTCCAATACGAGCAGCATTAGCCGCAAAACGCTTCTTATAAGGTTCTGTTTGACGTAGCCTTACAGCAAACTCTGATGGAGACACATTCTCTTGAATTAATCCTTTTAGTGGATCTACTAAACCTTCTAATCCATACTGTGCAAATTGTTCTCTTAGTAGATCAAATGCTGATTGGCGTTTTGCTAAAGACTCGGCATTAGCAGCAGATGTTGCGGCTGATGCTCCTGAATCTGATCCTCCACCAAATTTTTTATCACCATATAGAAATCTAGACCATTCCTCAGGTGTTGCTAACTTACCATTAATATAATTTTGACCAGTATTAGAAGTTCCAGATCTACCTTCAGCAATATATGAAGCATCTGATCTGTTGCCAGCAAATGCTCCAGTTCCTCCAATACCACTCGTAGTACCACCTGTTAAACCTGCAAGTTTAAGAACTTCTTTTATATCACCTTTTAAAAGATCTACATAACCTTGGGCTGCTTCTATTTGATTTTTATTTCCACTTTTTTTAGCGATAGTAAGAGTTTTTTCAGCTTCTTTAAGAGTTTTGTTATAATCATTTATAGCAGATTGATATTCGTTATTAACTACAGGTGCGCTAGTTGCTTGACCAAATGCTGTACCTACATAAGACATAGGTGTTTGTGGTGTAGTAGTTCCAGCTTGGCCGAATGGTGTACCACCAATAACTGCTGGGGTTGTAGTAATAGGACTAAGTCCCATCATTGTTCTGATCTTGTCGCGTTCGTCAGCCACTATTTACCCCTGTAATCCAAAGTCTTGGAAGACTTTACTAACTGATTGAAACACATCTTCATAAGCATTATTTGTATATTGCCAGCGAGCATCTTTACGAAGCGCTTTTTGGAAATCATATAAAGGAACTTCTCCATTTGGACCAATAGCACTACGCAATACTGGATCAGTAAAACTAATAGTTGTTGGATTTAATTCTAATACTGCAGCCATAGTTTGCTTATATGGTGAATAAATAGTATCTAGATCTGTGCCTTCAGCTAGTAGTTTCTTAACGCTATCTGGCATACCAAGACCTGCAAGGTTACGAATTTGTGATTGAATAACCTTTATATCTTTACCATTTTGTATATCCAAAGCATATTGATTTAATTGTTCTGGACTTAATACTACACCGTTAGCATTAGCAGTAGACTGTAATGTTTGTACAGTAAGTGATCTTGTATCTGCCTTTAATGCTTGTGCAGATTTAGATAAAGTGCCTAGAACTGATGCAGCTTTTTTGATCTCTGGTTTAACGCCCTTAATAGCCTTACCAGTATTAGGATCTACATATTTACCAGTAGTAATAAGATTAGCAATAAACTGCGTTCTATTTCCTAGTAGATCTTTAGTTACTCCACCTTTAACAGTAGTCTTAAATCTACTTTCAGCATCATTAAGAACTTTAGTTAAAGCTGTTATTTCTTCAGGAGTCGCATCCCTATTAATACCAACTTCTTTAAAAGCAGCATTTATATAGGTAGTTGCAGTTGCTACTGGAGATATAGTTGTAGTAGGTACTACACCAGTACCAGTACCCTTAGTCTGTGCATAGTAAGTAAGACGATCTATTGGACCTCTTATACCTGCTACTGTCTCTATTTCTTTTTCTTTTGCGTATATTTTAGAAATAGTCTCATAATCTAAAACACCATCTAGTTTTGTTATACCTAGATAAGATTTAACTTGATTAACGGCTTTTGGATTATCATTAAGATTCTTTAAAAAATCTTCAAGAGGTACTTGTTCTTGGGCAGTTCCAGTACCACCTGTTGCTGTAGCAGTAGCAGTAGTAATAGGTCCAGTTGGGCCTGTAGGTCCTGAAGGTTGTTCAGGCAACCTAGAAAGAATTGCATTACCTTCTGAAACTGTATTGTTATAAGTAATACTTACTTTATTATACTGTTCTACTGCTCTATCAAAGTCTTTTTGTTCTACTGGATCTAGGGTATCGCCTCTTGAAATTTTAAGTGCATAGAATCTTAATTTATCTTCAAAATTATTTAAAGATCTCTCAAGGCCTTCAGCATATCTAAATTTATTATCTGCTTGTGCTTTAATTGCTTTAGATTTTTTATCAAGAGCAGATTTAGCAGCAGCTTGACTTTCAGCTTTTAACTTATCCTGAGCAGCTTGCGCCCTAGCTTGTTGTGCTTGCTGGATAAGAGCATTAATGTCAATAGACTGCCTTTGTTGAGGGGTTGCCATTATTTACTCTCCTAGTAATCTTCCAAATAAAACATTGTATGCTGCTTGAGTATTTTCATTAGTTCTTGCTAGTTCTCTAATTCTAGCAATTGCTCTATCTTTAGATGAATCTACTAAGAAACTTAATCCACCTATAAGTTCATAACGTTCTCTATCAGCTTTATATTTATTATAAGTGTTAATCATTTCTCTAAGAGTAGAGACTGTTACAGGACTAATTCTTTGAACCTCTGGATCATTAACCATATTAGTTAAATCATTCAAAGCGTTTAATCTTTGAATGGCTTTTTGGCTACCCTGAGATAGTTCTTCTTTAACTAATGGGCGACCTGCAAAGAATAGATCTTTCCATTCATTAAACTCTTTACGTAATCTACTACGAGTAAAGTCAATACCAGCAGTCTCAAGGGACTTCTCGTATTCTTCTTTCTTATCGTAATAAGTCTGTAGATCAGTAGCTGTTTGAACTTCTCTTAGATAATCTTCTACTCGCTTGTTCTGACGTAGACCCATATCAGTCATAGTCTTATAAGCATCCCAAGAGAATCCCTCTTTGTGAGGAATAAGGAAGGCAGCGCCCTCTTTGTAGTTATCAAATAACTTTTGATTGTTCTTTACGAACTCACCAGATTCTTCTGCATATCTAAAGTATGCAACTGTCTTACGCTCTGATTCTGGTACAGTAAATGGTATCTGAGTTGGATACAACTCTACCCATTTGGTCATTGCTGCATCGTAATCGCCAGGATACTTGTCTAGTAAAGCGTTCCAAGTTTGCTTGAAATTAGCCTTACCGTTATCTCTCATCCAGTCTGTAATATCAGACTTTAACTGAACTTGTGGTGATGCTGGAGCAACGAAACCAAATATGAATCTAGTTCCCAAAATAGCAATTGTTATATTCTTTACCTTTAATCGGTAATCTTCCAACTCCTGTGGAGAGGGTTGAATTAACTGACCAAGATCATCATATCTTTTTGGGATACCATTACCTGATGCTTCAAGGTATGTAACAGCCTTACGCCAAGCGCTTGCATATTGAGAGTCTCTTTCGTCTCTATTCATTGCTGCGTATAGACGATTAATATGTGCTGGTAAGAAAGCAGATACCATAGGTTGATCTTCAGCATACTTACCTAGAGTAAGTTTAGTTATAGTATCAGCCGCACCTGGGTTCCAGATATCAATAATATTAGTTAATACTTTCATTGATACGCCAGAAAGTGGACCAGCTAATGTAGGTACCCAAGAGTCAGGATTTAAAGATGGAGTTAACATCTTAAAGTTTGCACCAAAGTTAATTGGAAGCGGTGCTTTAAACTCAGCACCTATACCTAAACCTTGTAAGGCTCCTTGAACTGTTCTATATACAGGTTCAATTCCTGGATATATGAAATAAGGTTCACCCTGATCATCGCGTTGTACGAATCCTGAGTGTGTTACACCTTCATAAGTTAAAGCTGCTTTTTGGATAGACTCTGGATTATAACGTACTGCTCTATAAATACGGCGATAAAAGTCTTCAGTTGCTCTATAGAAACGAGCAAAGTTACGGATAGAAAAAGCAAGTTGGCTTCGCACTAATGGGTTATCTACATAAGCCAAGGTTTGAAGAGTTGCTCTTTCTTCTGCAATTTCTGCTAATTTCTTTTTAGCAACATCAGTTGCTTTATCTATTTTAGCAGTATTTGTAGGATCTATATCTTTTAAGTGTGCTTTAATAAAAGCATCTTCAAAGCCAGTCTCTCTAAACTGTTTACGATTCTTAATCATTTCAGCTAGAACAATAGGCTCTCTAGACATACGAGCATTGGACATACCAAGCCAAGTCCAACCCTTTTCCATCAAGGAACTTACATAGTTATCAGTATCAGATACTGCAACTAATTGTGGGCCTATTACATATTGAGGTAAATCAGCCTCTACTTTAGGCAGATCATCTAACGATAACTTTCCAGTAATAATATACTGTCCAGTTTCTTCGTCAAAAGTTCTGATTTTATTTAATAAATCTAAATTTAACTGTGTAGGATCTTTTTTCTCAAAAATTTTACGGGCTTCTTGAATGATAGCCTCTGCTTGTTGTTCATCAGTTTTTCCAGCACTTCTAAAACGGAATTGTTTTGCAGTTTCTGGGTTATCTTTTAGCCATTTAACTATTAAGTCTTTAGCTAATTTTGGATTATCTAGATTAGCAACTGCCAAAGCGCCTAGTTCATCATTAGCATAATAAGAAATACGCATTAACCAAGCAATTAATGAGGCTTCATCTTGTGCAGCAACTGATATTTCCTTATATCCAGTAGCGCCTCTAGCTCTTCTATAGTTAGAAGGTGCCTCAATCCTTAATGCTACGGTACGAACACCGTGTTTTTTGTTAAAATCAATAGCAGATCTAATATAATCATTACCCACTGCAAAGTTTGATGATGCTTCTACTACATCTGCAAGGGCATTATCCAAATCACCGTGCAGAATCTGCTCTGCTAAAAGGTCAGACTCTTCTTTGGTTAAAGACTTCATCTTTAATTTACCAAATGCTCTATTTAATTTACCTTCGTTTAAGGCTCTAGCCATTATAACTCTAGTTTGGTAGACAGATCCGCCTTTAGTTCCTTGTCTTATAGACTCAATTTGAGATTTAAGGGTAGCTTGTCTAATTGGATCTTGTTCTATTTTTAATTCTTTGCGAAGTTTACTTATTTGCTTATTGCCAGTTGCAATACGATCATCAAGTGTAGATAATTCAGCAGCAAATTTATCTGACTCTGCTTTATTAACAAATCTTAATACTATACCTAGTGGATCTGATGCTCTTTTTTCAGAGATCAAACCTTGTTTAGATAAACCTTTAGGCATAGTCCTAGCAGTGTTTAATCTAGTAGATAGTAATCTTGATTTGGCAATTCCCCAAGGAGATTGACCAATAGCAATATTGACCATTAAATCTTCAGTAGCATTACGAAGTGCATATCTTGGTCCAGCTAAAGTTAAGAAAGACCAAGCACCAGTCATTCTATCTACCCAGTCTTTGTTGGCAAAGCCAAACATTTTCTGAATAAGAGTACTGCGAGCTGCTGCTCTATCTATATCTACTATATTAGGTGCTGTAACCATTGGTGATAGATCAGATACAATAAGACCTACCTGCTCACCATTTTCTAAAAGAGCAGGATTTTCTCCATTACGAGTAACTGCAAATTTAGCATTACCTTTATTAGTTAAGCGGCGAACAATAATTTGTCCTGGCTCAGTAGCATTTAAGCCACGAGCATCAGCAATTGTTGACCATAATCCGTAGAATACATCTTTACGGCGAGCAGTATCATCAATAGAATCAAATGCTTGAGCAATTAATTTTGAATCTTGTTGAGGTAGTACTAAGCGAGCTAAACGATAAATTTGAGTAGAAGCATCTTTGGCAGTTACATCAAAAGTATCATCTTTAAATAGTGGTGCAATTGCAAACTTTGATTTTAGTCTATCAATACGATAGGCAATACCTGCTGAAGATAGGCGACCTATCTTTTTATATTTAACACCAGGTTTAACTGCATTAATAAGTTCTTCTTTACCATTAATTAAAGCCTCTGCAATACCATCATCTGTTAAAGGAGAACCATAAAAATCATTAATAATTTTAGGTCCAACTTTATCAATATTAAAAACTTTATTAGCGCCAGTAACAAATGCTATACGAGCTTTACGGGTAGCATCTAGGCGAGGCATAAGAACTCTCTTACGACCTATTTGACCTTTCATCATTTCATCTAATTGCTTAGCATTTTGAAAAAATGCTTTAGCAGTAATAGCATTAGATATAGGAATATCTGCTTTATTAAAAGACTTAATTACATCAGGACCAAGTTCTGGTGCTAATAATTTAAGGCGATCAGTAGCAGCAACTTGTGCTGCAGTATTTTTAGTTTCTGTTGCTTTACGTAGGTTACCTAATTCGGCACCATATGTATTCCAAAAATTAACTACCTTAGGATCTGTAAATACTGTATCTACCTTATTACCACCGACTACTACATCTAGTGCATATTTTTGTATGTCGTAAAGTTTCTTTGCTTTACCAGCTACTAGTAGTGGATCTGCAAAAATACGATATGCAGCATCTACTGCTCCAGAAATACCTTTATATAAAAATCCGTTTTTAACTAAATCACCAGGTGTTAAAGCATCTACTATATTTGCTACTGCTCTACCTGGAGAATACTTGGCAGAATTAACTGCATCAAGAGTATCTTGAAATAACTCTTGCTCTTCTTTTGTACCTTGTTTTTTATATGCTAAGGCTAAATATTTTTGTTGCTCAGGAGTAGCTTCTTTTATTAACTGTGCTTGATCTTCTCCAGATGCAATACGAATAGCAATATCTACTGCATCATTTCCGTACTTCTTACGAGCAGAATCTAGACGACCAGCATTAAACTTTTTCTCACCACTTAGGCCCGCTTCATCCCAGGCTTTTGCTAAACTAATATCTTCTTCTGCTGCTACTTGTAAAGTTCTAGCAACGCGAGTAGATGTATCAGAAACATAGTTAAGACCTTTTAGTAAAGCACCACCAGTATAGTTCCAGGCAGAACCAAGCCAGCCTTGCTTTGGTTTGGTGGTTGGATCTTCTTCACCAAATGTTTGAGCAAGTGTTTTTTGTTGTTCTGGTGTATAACTCTGGACAGCCTTTGCTGCAATATCAGATGGTAGATTAGATAGTTGTCTATGTACATTAAGTACTTTATTTAGATCTTCTATCTTCTTTCGTTCTGCCTCTGATAAACCTGCTGCATATGCTGCTGCTTTTAGATTATCAGCCACTATTGTCCTTTAGATCGGGCTTCTTGAAATAGTATTGCTGCTTCGCCAGTTTCATCATAGGGAATTAATGCTTCTAAAATATCTGAAGTTTTGCGACCTGCAAATTGAGATTGCATCATTAATACTTCTGGCCCAGCACCTGGTCCTGTTTTTGAACCATACATAATATCTTGAGTTTTATTTTGCGTATCAGCAAATAATGGAGTTATAGTTTCAACACTAGTTGATTTTGGTCTACCACCAACATTATCTGCAATACCGCGAGTCTTAGACTTAGGCGCTGCTGTATTTAACATAGCAGTATCTTGTCCTTCGCCATAGGCGATAGATCCTAAATTAAGTTGATCATCTCTTACGGAGAATGGACCTGGACCTGAGACTCCAGCCAATGGGTTCATTGGGTCGTTAGGCATCTTTGTTCTCCTTAATAGTTTCTAAATCTTGTGAAAATTGTTGCCAAACTTTTGCTTCTTGGCTTTTCTGTTGCGAATTATAAATACTCATATTGTGCAGATCTTCTGCAAGCGCTTCAAATGCGCTAATTAAATTTAATGCAAATCCTGTTATTACTACTAAAAAATCAGATGAACGAACTGGGCGCTGTAGATCATCATCCATAACGCCCAGCTCCTTTCTAAATTATTTACTTCTTTACTGACTTACCTTTACGGCCTGGTGCTGCATATCCGAAGAACACTTTTCCGCCTTCTTTTCCTGCTGGCTTATTCTTGCCCTCAGTTGGCTTTGCGGTTGGTGCTGCTGCTCTTGATCCCTTATTCATTTTCCACCTCCTTACGCTCCGCCAATGGCGGCGAGTAGTTGACCTATATCTGGTTGAGATTGTCCAGTAGCAGGGGCCGCACCGACTTGTTGTTCTTGAGTTGGCTGCGAGGCAGGGGCGGGGGCCGCACCTGCTACTGGAAGTTGTGCTGCACCACCCATTGCTTGTTCCATTGGAGCAACTGGTTCTGGTGCAAATGCTTTTTCAATTACTGCTTCTAGAGATTGTCCTTTTTGACGACCCTGGATTACTTCTGCGATTCTAGAAATGATTTGAGTTGGGTCTTGACCTTGGGAAGCAAGTGCGGGTATAGCTTGTGCATACTGAGCAACAGCAACCCTAAGAGAATCGCGCATCTCTTCAATATCAACCCTCTGTTCTTCTTGCGTAACATTTAGATCTAGTGGTATCTCTCTGCGAACATAGTCGCGGCTAACTAACTTATCTGAACGCATTTGTAGTAATGCGATAATGGCTCGGTTAGGATCCATTCCAGACATAATTCCGTAACGAACATCTACGCCATACTCGCCCTTAATATCGCGAGATGGTGTGTACTTCATTGTGTAAGGTGTACCGTCATCGGTTCCCTTAATAGATTTAGTCATAGATCCAAAGATCTTCTCATCTACTTCAAAGCATAGACCGATTACATCTTGGAACAACTTAGCAAACTGTGCTTGTGCTGCTTTGATCTGTGTATCAAAGCCTGCTTGTAATGCTTGAACTCCACGACCAGTAATGATAGAAGCATCTAGTTGACCTGAACGAGATTCAGGATATCTAGCACCTAGACGAAGTTCTCTTTCTAATACACCAGACTCTGTAAAGACTCCTGCTGGTAGTTCTAGTGGAACTCTACGAATACCTTGTGGGTTAGCAGAACGCATAATTGAATCAGGACCAAGTGCAAGTTCTTGCACATCTTGTGGGATAGCAATAGGTGCTTGGATAGATTTCTCTGCTGCTTGAATTTGTAGGATAGCAAATCTTGCACGAGCAAGTTGTACTGATAGTACATCATCAAACTGTCCGCGAGCTTCACCATCTAATGATGAGCGAACTGCGACTCTTGCTAAACACTTACCAATTGGGTTTGGTGTGTTAGATAAAATTAAATTGTTACGCTCTGGGATAAAGAGCATATCTTGGTCTTTATCGTGGTAGCGCATAACTGATAGATAAGGTGATGCTGATTGATAAACGCTACGAACATTTAGGATCTGACTTGCGTACTCAGGAAACTGTGCTGCTAATGATTCAGCATCTGATACAACAACTTGTGTTAAGGATATGGTACGACCGAAACGATCAATCTCTGGATAGACTCCGAAAGGATTAAGTAGTCGGATGCGGGGATTGTTACCTTCATAATCCATCTCAACTAGAGCAGGTAACATACCATAGGTGTTGAACCAGTCAGCTCCTGAGTACATCTGTAATGGTAGATCTGAAGAGGCTATGTAATAGTTAGCAATACGAGTTCTGATATCAGCAGACTTACGCTGAGCATCTGAAACCATATTAGTAGCTGAGCAGTTAAATGATGGCATAGGTGCCATTGCTTCTGCTAAGTCTCTTGCTGCTACATCAATAAAGTTTGCAACTAAAGGTTTTGGATAATCCTCTGAGAACATAGAAGGATATACTTTGGACATATCGCCTTGACGTACAGATAGCACATCGCGCATACGTTGATCACGAGCAGCATACTTAGTTTGTAGTCTACTCGCTTTCGCTGCGATTTCTTTAACTGTTAACAATTATCTACCCTGCTTCTTATTCTTGTTGCGTTGTCTCGCAGCTTCTGCTGCAGATATAATTGCTGCACCTTTATAAATATTTTTCTTAACTACTTCTTTACCAATGATAGGTGCTGCTGCTTTTTTTGCAGTATCTGCTCCAGACACAATAGCCTTAGTACGTTTTGTATCTTGTGCTTTAAATGAACCTAAACGTTGTTTTTCAGTAGGTGGTTTCTTAGTGTACTTAACTGACTCTGCAGCCTTACTAGTACTACGACCAGACTTAGATGTTGTAGTTACTTTACCCTGTACTTTACTGGAAATTGTTTTACCTTGTGCTGAAGGATATTTTGGAGCCTTTATAGACTCAGAGATTTTTTTACCAACAGTTTGTCCTACCTTAGTACCACCTTTAGCACCAGCTTTCTTAAGTTGATTTTCAGCAAATTTCTTTACTGCTAATCTACCTGCTGCGCTAAGTCCTGCTATTACTAGTGGTGCTGCCATTATAACTCCTTAGATAAAGGTTCTTTGTTTTTCATTAAGCATCTCATCTATGTTAATAACCATTCGCTTACGCTTTTCTGAATTTGATAGGAATGGGTTAGTCATATGATGCTTAGCGTGTATACCTTGGTTGAGCAT